TACCTACTAAATGAATATGAAACAAAAATGTAGTCATTGTGGATATGAATGGTCATATAATGGATCAGGCAAATTTTATGCAACTTGCCCTCAATGTCTATATAAAGTAAAATTAAGTAAAATTCAAAGGTGAAAACAAAAATGGTAAGCATCAAACAAACAGCAAACGAATATGTAGCACCAAAGACAATGAATATCTCTGATCTAGATAGAGTGTCTGTAGATATGGACTTGAAGACAAAAAGAGTAGGAGAAGGTACTCCTGATGAGTTCAGCTATGATTATATTATATTTGATGATCAGGAATATAGAGTTCCAAAGTCAGTCATAAAGCAGTTGAATGTTCAGCTTTCAGCAAATCCTGATCTTAAGGAATTTTCTGTTGCGAAGACTGGATCAACTGTAAAGGATACTGTCTATACAGTAATACCTCTCCTATAGGGTGTGTAAGTTGAATTTTAAGCTATTTAAGGAAAGGATAAAAATCTTTATTTCAGCTATTTCAATAATATACAGGATTTTTATCCTTCCTTTTTTAGCTTCTATAGGTCTATTTCTTATTTTAAGTCTGTTTTTAGCATCTTTTTCATTATTAGATATAGCAACTATATCTGCTTTATTTTATTCAATAAATTCAATATATGAGGTCTTAAAATGAATACTTTAAATGACATAGAGGAATATGTTCAATGTTTTTCATGTAAGGTTATTTTTCAAAGAAAGAAATAAAAAAAGTTCTTGCAAAGCCATCTTTTATTCAGTCTATAAAAGGTGAATTGAATTATAATATAGTATGTTTGGGGTGTCTTAAAAATGGAAGATAATGTAAAGAAGATTCTTGAAAGGGTAAAACCTTATATTGATATGATTGAAGGGATGATTGAAGGGATAAATGATTATTTTTCTAAAAATGAAGTTTTACATAGAAAAGATTATGTAGATTTTATAACTAAATATTTTGGTAAAAAATGAGAATAATAAAAGTTGATTTTGAAAAATTAATCAAATCTGCATTAATAACTAAAAAAAATATCCTAAATCAGAGTACATTAATGGATATATTGACGCATTAAATGATTTAGAAGAATTAACAAGAAAAACTAAGTAAACAAAGAGATGTGAAAGACAATGGATAAAGAAATATGTTATATTTGCGGAAAGAAAATGTTGAATTCGCTACACAAAGTTGATGGGAAACCATGTCATGTTAAATGTGAAAAGAAACAAACTGATAATAATTAAGAGGTCAAAATGGATAAGATAGATAAATTACTTTCAGAGATTGATAAACTCAAAACTGGTACTTATATTTTAGATATTGAGAAACTTTTGAAAGATGGCTGGACTGATGAAGATATTAAAGAACTTTTCAGAAGAAACCATGAGAATAAAAAATCAGATGATTGATTAAAATGGTATATGATCGTAGCAAATACAATGTTTCAAATGAAACTGAACAATGGATAAGACTTGGTGACGGATGTCCTAATAATTGTGCTTATTGTTATTGCCCTACTGATATTATACAATATGAAATACCTGAAATTAATCGCAACAAAGTAAAAATTATGGATATGAATTTGCTTTGCTATCCTAATGCTCTTGAGATAATAAAAGAACTTGGGACTAGAAAAGTAAATGGCAAGGTTGTTTACTATGAACTTATTTGCGGTATTGATCATAGATTTTTAACTTTAGAACTCGCAATAGCCTTAAAAGAATCAAGATTTAAGAATATAAGATTTGCTTGGGACTATGGTTACCATCTACAAAAAGTAATTAAAAAGTCTGTTGATATACTCAAAAAAGCAGGTTACAAACCAAAAGAAATTTCTATATTTGTATTGAGTAATTGGAAAACTCCTTATTGTGATTGTATCAGAAAATTAGACTTAATGAAGATATGGAATGTTAAAGTTAATGATTGTTGGTTTGATAATCAATTACCGCCTAAGATTAAGCCAATACATTGGACTTATGAACAATGTAAGAACTTTAGAAGGCTATGCAGAAAACATAATCAAATGGTTTTATTTGGCATAGATCCTGAACTAAAATATATTCGTTTTATGTAATCCTGAACAACCATAACAATAAAATTTGTTACCTTTAATTAGGTGAATATATGTTTCTTCACTACATTTCTTACATTTTGCAAATATTGTCAAAACGAATAATACTCATTGATGGACTGCTAGGGAATGTGTCAGGTTAAAGTCTTGATATGTAAACTAGGGTTGCGACACTCTTTGTAGTGTCCTTCCATCATTACAAACAAAGAGATGATACTCATATATGAGTGGCGTTGCGGACTTACTAAATAGTAAGCGACTGACAGTAGGGAAAGACTTGCAAAAAAGCCAATATATTGGGACTCTGGCAGTGCCAACCTGTCGTTTTCCATCAGTGTTGCAAACCACATGAAAGGCATATATTGGCAGTTGGCATTTTTAATAAACAAAGAGATGTGAAAGACAATGGATAAAGAGACAATAGCAAAGAAATTTAATCGTCCAGTCTCAGAGTTTGGAAAACGATTTGATGGACGTATAGAATGGTATTGTGAGCATGGTATAGGTCATACTGTTTGGTCACCTGATAATTATATGTTGCATGGATGCGATGGTTGCTGTAGAGAACTTAAAGAAAAAACAGATGATAAAAAATGAAAAATAGAATAGTCGCAGACAAAACAGGATAATTATGGTATAATAATCTTTCAGATAAATATAAACAAAGAGATAAATATTCAAAGGTTATCATTCCTTAAAAGGATTCACAATCTCATCTGTAGAATAATAATCAAAATAATCATTAGCTAAAAATCTGTCTATAAAACCACCACCATTATCTCTTACTAGAACTTTATTCACTTGATATATCTCTTCCTGTTCTGCTGTGAATCTAGTGCCTGTCATAGCATTGTTGCATTGCACTATGACTTCTGTAGGCTGTCTTAAACGCTTATCTACCTGATCTATGAATTGAGTTGTATAAAGTACTCTGACATCCCTTTTTCGTGTCTGCAATACAAAATATGAGAGTATTACGTTCTTTTTGCTCATACCTGATCTTGAATCTATGTATACATGTACTTCATCAAGCAGGAATACAGCCTTCTTGAACTGTATATCTCCTTTAACCCATTCGATTATCTCTTTCAAGGAAATAAGGTTATAATGCTTAAAATACTTTTTTGAAAGCTTTATATTTGAATATACCTCATAACCTTTCTTGTAGTGTTCATAAGCCTCGCGAACCATTGAAAGAGTTTTACCTCTTCCACGTGTTCCAATATAACCGATTATCATTTAACTTCTTTTTCTAGTGAAAAGATATATATTCCGCATGAAGCACTAAGCATCATACCATAATATAATGAGAATATAGGATTAAATCCAGATATTATCAAAGCTGTAGTCATTCCAAAACCTGCTGATGTCGAAGTTACTAAAATATTTAGCCATGTCAGAGTTTTAATTATTATATTATTTTTTCTTATAGTCATTTTGTCATCTATTTACTGAAAAGTTGAACTTGTCCATAAGTCCACCCATCTTTTCATCATTCTTTGATTGGAAACTTGATACGAATTCTTTTCGCGAACCCCTATCTTTTGATACCTGAAGCTGTAAGAAAATATCCAAAAGGATATCTATGAAATCGAGTTTATACTTTTCTTTGTATATCTTACCCAGTATCTTAAGCCTTGATACTATCATAACTTGCTCAGCTGTAAGTTCTGTCTTTACTTCTATATCCTTCTTATCGAAAAGTTCTTTTGGATTTGTAGAATTATCTAAAGCTGAGATATTAGATAGTTGATCGTCTATCATGTTCTTTAACCTCTCTTCCATTCTTATCCATGAAAAGTTTTCTTTCGCTGTTTATATGATTATGATATTTTAGCATAGTCAATAGTAATAAAAATTCTTTTCTTGATATCTTGAAATACTTATTTTTCTCTATTTCACATCGCATAGCTTGATAAAAGTTTTCTTTGAATTTATTCTTATCATCTTTTGTCTGTGTCATAAGTTCGCTGAAATGTTCACTTCTGTTATTCCAATACATAAACTTATCTATATCGAATATATGTTTTCGATCTACTGTTATAGGTGGAGCAGAATTAAGTTTTTCAATATCTTTATATTCTAGTCTCATCAATATCACCCAAAGACTACAATACATACAAGTCCTGCGATCGCAGCAAGTCCAAGAACCATATATAGAGTAAATTTCTCTTTATTCTGTTTTGTAGAATTTATAAGATCACCAATAAGTGATGATTCTGCTAGTCTATTAATATCTTTAAGTTCTAATTCTTTAGTCTTGAAACTTGCATCTAAGGGGTCAGGATTAGAATGTTCATAGAAACATACTTTATCAGTACCTAAAAACCTTTTTATAGAATACATATGTTTTCTGTCAAAATTATAAGTGAATTCTCGCTGTTCTCCATCAACAGGATATCTGACATTGAAATTCAAAGACGGATTTGTTACGCTCCGTTTTATTATAGTGTTGTTTTTAAGCAATATAAAACATTTTAGTTTCATCTTAGTCCTCTACATATTTTCTTTTATAAAATTAGCAAAAAGAAGTAATGAAATCATTATCATCACTATTGGGGGTATAAAACTTAAGTTTCCTAATACATAATTATATACTATACATAGATCTATACTTGCAGATGTGAATAATATGCTTGAAAGAAGCATTGCAATTCCATCTTTAGAGAATAGACTATATATAAGTATTATAGATCCGATAATCAATAAAATGATAGATAATAAAGGAATTCTTGAATGATTTACTTCTATAGATTGAAGTATATATTTATTGTTATCATTACCGCTTGTCTTTATGAAAAAATGATAATGACCTGTACTATTCAATCCTTCTATATGACAATGACCATATACAGTTCCATTTGCTGAAGTAAGGTTCAGCCCGTTTATGTTATTATTGCAGTAATATATATCTGTATCGCTTTCTATACCTGATTTGAAATTTATGTATAAAGGTAATTCAGATGTTATAGCATAAAGATAATATACACCTTCATCTATATAGAAGTTTCCTTCATTATAATCATTTGATAATGTTCCATAAACAGAAAATTTACTCTCTGATATAAATTCTGTCTCGAAAACCTGTTTATTAGCAGATTGTCCAAAAACAGATAATGATAATATCAATAATGCAATTCCTAAAATGTAATATTTTTTCATATTATCCACCTACAAACGGAATAAAATTAAGTATGAATTTTATTAACCACCATACAGCTATTATTGTAATAGGTGCAAATATGATAGTATTCACTATTACCGGAAGCCCTGACACATTTGAGAAAATATTAGATATAAAAGATCCGAAAGTTCCTGAATCTTCTAAATAATCAGCAACAGTATCTAAAACTCCTGAAGAGTTACCTTCATCTCCCAGAGTATAACCTACATCTCCTTGAGGTATAAGGCCCATAAGACCAAAGAATACAGTATAGAATATTGCAAGGTATATGAATAATTTATTCTCAGTCTCTGCCATCAGTCACCACCCATAATACCTTTATATAGGTATGCGAATATTGCTGATAATATTACCAATACCACAATCAATATCCAGAAAGGAATATCTCCTGTATGTGTAAAATATGCTAAAAATGATATCAGGCTTATAAATGAAATCATTCCTGTTGCTTTAGTCTCATTTATCATGCTTCCGAATCCTAATATTATCAGAGGTATACCAAAAGATAGACCATATGAAATCAAAGCATTAACCATATACTCCACCTCTCGAAGCTGATAATATTCCATAAAGCCCTATTCCTATAATTCCAAATATTGTAACTATAAGTTGCCATATAGGAATAAGAGATAAGATATATAGATATATTATAGAAGCTATAGACATAGCTAATATGAAATATAAAAAGAATCTATTTATACCTTCATTTTCCTGCTTTAATCCTAATACTATAGAGAATGAAAGACATATAAGTATAATACCTTGTATAAGCATCAAAGAGAATAGATAAGGATCATTGATATAAATAGTAAATCCTTCAAATAATTCATATTCTCCTGCTTCTATAGATTCTGATGGAGTTGCATCAGTAGTTATAATAGATGAATCTACAGCTATGATAGTATTTGATTCATCAACGTAGAATTCTGCAAACATTACGATCTCATAAGCTGTAGCGTTTGTAAGACCTGAAATATCGCAATCCTGAAGATAGCCTATACTTGTAGCATTAAACTCACATAGATTTTCTGAATAGATATCTGTTCCATTCAAGGCGTATCTATAGAAAAATATGACACTATCAAAACTTCCAAGAGTGTCTATAATACCTGATACAGATATTGATGATTCTGTAATATCAAAATCTGAAGGTGTCAATATTGTTCCTTGAGGAGGTATATAATTAGTAGTATTAAATAGTCTCGAACCTCCTGAATATATATTAACTCCTTTGAAATTTCCTTCTGCAAAAAATGCAAATTCATATTCTGTATCAGTATCTAACCCTGTAAGTAGATATTGAATCTGACCAGTTGTAGTATAATTCAGATAATTAAGATTATCTGACCATATACCTTCAGTCTCTCTATATCTGAAATATCCATTAAGACTATCAAAATCTCCAAAATCTGATATAGTCGCACGAAGTGTTGCACTAGAAAGAGATATGTTTATAGGTGTATCTGTCGAGATTGTTGGAGGAGTTATGGTTGCAGTAGTAAATTGCCTTATAGCAGAATATATATATTCTGTATCTTCAACAATAGCGTAGAACTGCCAATCATATAGAGTATCATCATCTAGATCTGTAAGTTCGCAATAATAATAACCTGTAGCTGTTGCATAATCTTCACATACATCTTCAGTCCAAGTAGAAGTAGAGTTCATCTTATATCTGAAGAATACAGGAAATCCATCATAATCACCCATATTTGATATTATACCCGAAAGTATAGCTGAATTATATGTTATATCTTCTGTATCAACAGAATCAGATAAAACTGTTGGTGGTTCTGATGACTCAATACATTCTGTATCACAATATCTAAAATAATCCCAATATGAATTTTGAGAAGTGGAAGTATAAAGATTACCTATCAATACTTTATCAGGATTTCCTGTATCTGCTTGATAAAATGGAATATTATCATAATCAGTATCATCTATAGATATAGTATATGTATTCAATGCAAGATTGATATTTTTTATTTTTATATTATATAATGTACTTGTACTTGCCGAAACTAAATTATTCCATGAACCATCATAATATTTTAAATAATTCTGATATATTGAAAAGTAAACTATTATATTACTTCCAGTATATAATCTAAATACCGTTTCAGCATTAGTATTATCAACTTCATAATCCCATTCAAAAATAAGGTTTGATACTGTTGTTCCAGAATAACTTAAACTTCTCTCAATTCTTCCATAATTAGAAGTATCTAAAGAATAACAATGTAATTCATTTGATAATATTTCACAATAACCAGTACCTAATTCTGATTCAGCCCATTCATTTCCGATAGTTCCAGAATTTGATCTGTCAAATGTGTCTTCGAATATTATATTTCCTTCTCCTCCAGTACAGCCTGAAGTCTTAAAATTATATTCATCTGAAAAACCAAGACTTGAAGATCCAGAAGAATCAGAGTAAATATATGTTCTTACATAATAATCAGTACAAGCGTCTAATCCTGTAACATCTCTTGTAAAAGTTGTTCCATCAAATACTTCCGGAAATGGAGTCGAAGGAATATCATAACCTGAACCTGAAGTATCAGATATTCCTATCACACCATATATTGATCCAGAATATGAATTAAAAGTTGTTACTCCTCTTAAAGTTGCTGTTGTATCTGCTATAGGATTAGGAGCTAAAGCAGATACAGAAGGATCTCCTGAAAGAGTAGTGAACGAACCTATAGTAGATTCATAATACGCAGATGATTTAGTAGTTGGATCTATCGCATCAAAAACAACCCTATAATAATATGTTGTATCATCAGATAGAGTTGATAATACTGCATTAAAATTAGTATTATGTGTTACAGACTGCCAAGAAGTGTAAGAGTAACCTGCAAGTCCTGAATCTGTAGAATATTCAAATCTTGCTTTAAGTTCTCCTCTCGAAGAGAATGATTTATCTCCATCAGCATCATAATAATACTGATAATCAAAATGGTTCAGATCATTGAAATCTACTTTACCTGTAAGTGTTGCTCCTGAATATGTTATTGATGATACAGAAACTCTTTGAGGAATAGGTTGTTCATAGTCAGGATCATAATCTACATATCCACCAAAATCACCTATATACGATGAAGATTCATATAGTTCTATTGCGGAACCTAGTATTTCATCTGAAGTAGCATAACCTGAAACAGGAACAATAGAATAATATAGATCATTATCTCCATAAAATGAAGAATCACGTTCAAAATATATATCTGCAATCTCAAAACATGAATCTGTAGTTGCAGTCTCAAAATCAGAATATGTTCCTGTTCCGGTAACATATCCATTTATCTCATTGAATGTAGAAGTACATTCATCATATACATTATCCTTTACATTCGTATTTGAAGTCTCTCCTGATATTATATCGTTCATAGATATTGCAAATACATCTCCTACTTCAGGAAAGAAAGTAAATGAATAAGATGATGACCATGAAGAATAATCTGTAGTATTGAACCATATATGAGTATCATTTTGTTCATAGAATATATTTGATATCTCAAAATTTATATCATCTTCTGCATGAAGAAGCAATACATCTTTACCTATAGCGTCAGGATACTTTTCAAGTATTACGAAGGAATTTTCTATATTAGGCTCATTTATTGTAAGAATATCTGATCCGGCATGATATTTATCATTTTTCTTTATTTCAATCTTATTTATAGAAGAAAGATTTTTTAAGCTTTTTAATTTAACAAAATTTGTTCCATCTGAAAGATCTATATTATATACATCTTCAGATTCTATCTTTGCATAATCCTTTACCTTGAGTTCCTTATAAGGTCTGTCAGCATTAAATTTTTCTTTAAGAATGTTTTCTGCATTTGCTACAGTCAAGATTTCATCTACAGAAAGAGTATCGACAGGTTTAAGTTCTGTAGCAAAGACAAAAGTAGAAAAAAGAAGAATCAATAAAATGAATATATATGTCTTTTTCATTATTAAAACCCAAAGGGCATTTCGCCCTATTGAGAATCGTATAAAGCTATTCAATCCTCACTTTGCTTTAAGTGCTGAATAAATCAAAGCAAGAGGGGCTAGTGCAAAAAACAACACATAGCTAATTGAATAAAGCTGTACTGCCCAAGCATCGTCACCAGCACCGAAAGTATCATTCATCTTGGTGTAACCGATATTATAAAGAGAGATACCGATTATAGGCAACAGTGCAGCAACGATCATCTTTTTTAGAGATGAGGAAAGCTCCATAACTATCAATATTTATTTTAATTTAGTAATATTTAAACTTTTCGATAATTTCCTATCTTTATATTTATGTATTGCAAATTCAAATAAAAAAGTATATCCAAAAAATACTCCTATGATTGTAATCCATAAATAAGCGAGATCTTTAAAATGATTATCTCCGAAGTTATAAAACCATGATAACATAGCTATGAATACATATCCATATATCATAAGATCTATCATATACCTTAATTCAATAGATATATATGAAGGTATTATAATTCTATCATCATCAAATTCTATTATTATAGGCTTATCTCCTTTACATCCCTCAGGAGTTATCACATCAATGATAAATTTTTTAAGATAAAGATATATATCTTTAAAATTCAAAAGAAAACACCCCTTATAACTAGAATAGCAGATAAAAGCATCATCATTATAGATGATATATACATAAACATCTTCATCTTATTCATCAAAAAATGCTTATCAAGATTGAAATCCTGCTTAAATACCTTAAAAAGATTATTCTCTATATTATTGTTATAATCCTCTGAAAGCATGATGAATATATAAACATTCATCGAAAATCCAAAAAGCAATAGTTCAATAAACATTTTCACACCTATATCTATCTAACTTATCTATCGGTGTAATCTTTGGAAGATATATCTCAAGACTTCTATATTTCTGATAATGCTCCTCACAAAGTTTATCCCTATCAGAAGAGAAATAGACAGCTTTTCTTGTACATTTATCGCATAATGTTTCATCTCTATAATATTTATTCATCTATAGTTCACCCATCTTATATTCTTTTATTGTTTTATTCAGTTTTTTATTTGAATCGTATGATACTCTTGTCCTAGAATAATATACATATCTATTATCCTTCTTTATGAATTGCTGGACATATCTCTTTCCCTTGACATTGAAAGTCTTATATCTATATATATCATTGAATTTAGGATAAGCATATGTATAAGAGATTATATTAATAGAGATATCAAGACTTTCAAGAAAAGTCTTATCACCAGAATTTGAGGATAGATATTCATAACTCTCAAAATTCTTCTTTTTTAGATGACCGAAAACGCATTGTGTTATAGATTTCTGTAAAACAAACCTTCTATTTGATACCATATTCAAAGCTTGAGAAGAACCTTCTTCGATGCTTACTCCAAGCCTTGAACTCACTTTTGCTTTTATTATAAGCCTCCCTTCAGTAGGAAGCATTGACTTCGTGTAATAGTACGCATTGTCTGATCTCAT